AAGTCATACCGTGACCCTAGTAAACATTGGGTAAGATTCTTCCAACTATCCACAAGGGAACACACATTTAAGTACCTTACTCTTTCTTCCATACTCTTGAAATCTAATAGCTACTAGCTGCCTTAAATTAAGAAGTACCTCCTTAGAGGCTCCCCTTAATTAGGAAAAACAGCCCTGGCCTAGAAACAAGAGAGAAAGAGGTTTATACAACTGCGATCCGCAGCATGTCAAAACGATAGTCCCAAAGTTTCAAGTTGCAACCTTACGCAACTTTAAAATGTTAGATCACCCCAACAAGAACATGTTGGTCCCGCCCAGCCACCCACGATTTTGATGTTCCACCACACGCTCTTCAATGCAAAGTGTCAACACGCTAGTTGACCGAAAGATTCAGATCCAAAGAATCTACAGGAGAATTAACCCAATCTTGATAAGTTTTGTAACCTAAAAAATTATCAGTTAATTCTAGTTTGCTCAGAGTTATGTGAGATGAAAAATCAAGGCACCTTAGAGGAAAATTAGAAGCAAAAGACTCCGTAGTATGTAGCTTTTCACTACGTTCGTGTCGTCTTTTTGAAAGTATCTCATATGAACAAGGAACCCAAGGTCTGTTTCCTTTATAGTCAGCAGTCTTCTTGAAGTCACTAATCAAACTTTTGATAGTATCTTGGATATTAACATCTCTATTGATTGTTAAATATTTAGAAGGTACCATAGTTTGAGGTAACAACGAGTCTCCTGGACTATACTTAGATTTTAATGACATCCCCTTACGAGATAGCCAAGTAGAAAACCTTTGATAAAAGGGATTACGTTCAGTTTCGCTAGATTTTAATACGGGAAGACCGAGTCCACCTTCATCTTGCTCAATATCCAAAGGAGTAGTTTTGAGTTCATCTTTCCTAAAAGTATGAATCATTCCTAAAGCCTTAGACATTGTTAAGTCAGAAACTTCTGCTGATTTCTTCAAATCAAAGAAGTCTCTGGACAAACAAGTAAGATCGTGAACCGAGTCCTGCTCGAAATCTTTGCCCTTCTGAACACCTGTAATCCACGAGTAGTTAACGCAGCCATAACGCTTAACGTCCCTATTCTCTCCAACTATTCGGAAGTAAGTAGAATTTATCATACCAAATTTTTCTGATAGATAAGACTTCCCCGGACTTTCTTTAAATCCTGCATGTACTAAATTAGACTGCCAATCTTCATGTATTTCATGATTACATTTGAAAAGAATGTCATCCCCATTGATAAGACACTTCATAGTCCTGAGATCAGGACCGTCTTGAAATGATTTACAACGGTTATATTTCAATAATGTAACCCCAAGAACAGCAGCATTAATTATGCATAATAAAGGAAAAGAAAGAACGCATCCCATTAGTTGTCCATTTTTCTGCTTCGCATCTGTAGGTAGTGAACCATACTTTTTACTCAGAAATTTAGTTTCTTCATTTGTAAAAGCATATGCTTCACTGTAATCTAAGATTTGTTCTAACAACGCAATCCTCATCAACTTTCGAGTTACCTCATCTTTGGCGATTTCTTCAATACAGATCTCCGTAAGATATCTGTTTAAACCATCAGTTGCTGACTGATAGTCCCCGCTCTTAAAAAATGACAAATCCTGTTCATCAATTTCACTTATATCTTTCTCTTCTACCTCACGTCCAGTGAGTTCAAAACATTTAAATTTTTGAAGACCTTTCCAGAGTAATTTCTGAATCGGTTGTAGGAAAGCATTCGTGAAACTTGATTGAACGGTGATCGGTCTGTTTTTTAAAGGCTCTTTAATAAGTTTAACATAGCATCGGCGGAAAGCGTCAGCTACATCAATCTTACCATCTAAGAAATCCTTTACCCAGTGAGGTTTCTCTACCCAGTTAGGAGGAGAGATACCCAGTCCCAAATATTCACTTATTATTAAATTTACGTTATCAGACAAGTTTATGTCAAATTCAAAACTTGGTCCATGAACATAACGTGTTTGCCTGTCCGTTACAACAACACCTAGCAGATCTTCAAATCCCAAATAGGTTGAGATCCTTGACCGAAGATCATCCTCATTTTCCTTATTGAACTTAAAGGGATAGAGTAGAGAAAGTGGTCCACCATTACTTCTTTTTTGTTCAAAACAAGCAGAAGTAGACACTGAAGTAGATTGGTTAAATTTAGTTTGCCAATCTTCTACACCTATCTTTTTAGGAAAAATTTGTCTACAAATTGAGCGTAGACTTTGTTGTAAAACCATTGGGGGTTCATCTGGTTTCTCTGTTAAAAGCTTAACATGCTTTTGACAGTCTTTCCAAATGGATTCGACACCGCAATGTGGCATACCTTTCTTTAAGCCCTGTAATAGAGTCCAGCGAGAACTAATTTGTCGTGGTTTATTTCCGTTCGTTAACTGACATAAACGATTTTGCTGTTTATAGTCATGGAAATAAAGTAATCCTTGAACATGGAAGTCCATTTTAAGAATATCAGGGAACACTCTTTCTTCGAGATGTTCGAACTTGTTGAATAAATAAACAAGTGTATTCTTAATATAACCATACCATGTGTCTCGGTACACCATATCCATCCAGACGATCAAGTCTTCCAAATGAAATGTCCATAAGTTCTCTCTAGATTCCTTGTGTTCTATCACAAAACCTAAAGATAATATAAGTGAATATATTTTATACGCTTCCTTCAAACAGTCTTCAATACTCCGAAGACAGTTTCCTCCACGTTTCTTCCTATCATACTTAGAAGAAACCATACAATCATAAAATTCCTTAGAGACTCTAAGATTGGATTCAGCGAGCAACATAAATTCTTTATCTAGAATTTGTTCGTGTAAGATCCAAGGTCTCTTGAAGTATTCTTCAATTTTATTGATTGTGGGACAGTCGACAAGATTATATGGTCGAGGCTGTACCCGGCGCCTGAGTGTTAAAGTTTTAGCTTCTTTAGCTGACACTCGCAGCATGGTATCAAGGAAAGAAGATAGATCCCGTTGAGGGGTCCCTAAAATATCCTCTTTTTCTACACATGATACGTCGGCATACTCAAGTCTGTAATTTTTACAGCTCCAAACAAGAGTAGCGACCTGGATAGTCCCAACGAATATTTTATTCTGAACTATCGTACATTCTTCGATTGGTCGGATGTTTTCTGAGTAATTGGAAAACT